TTTTTTTTTTTTTTTTTTTTTTCAACTGTGGCTCTCTTGTGCAGAGAGTGAAGTGGGTGCAGGGTTTTAAACCTTGTTTTACACTTCATCCCGAGATTTTTTGCTCTCGGAAAACGCAACATCTAAAGTTGTAGCAATCAGGACCGCCGACAAGGACGGACATGAGGTGACGGACACCCCATGCAACCTGTTGTTGCTTACTTATAGAGTGTCACGGACCATTCTAAGATGGTCGTCACCTGCGGACAAATCTCTCAAAAGAAAGAAATCCGACCCCCAGCCACTAGGGGATTTAATGGTGTCACATGAAATAGCATGGACTAATGTGTGGAGATACCAATATCCACACATGCAGGACTTGTTACAAAGCATTGCTATAAAAATAAAGTATAGGCGAGCCGGTATAAAAAGCGAGGTTGAAATCCTCGCCCACAGATACGTACCTGTGTAACAGGGGCACAGTTGCAGTGCTATCTCTCGCATTGCCTGCTAGGATATGCGAGCTTGATATCTGTGAATTTTGCGTCGTGAAGTTCGATTGCTTGGCATACGAAAAACGCCGGTTATGGTAGTATGGTAACTCAAACTCCAAGACCGGGTTTTGACGTAGCGTGGTCGCGACAGTGCCTGCCCATGAGGCGGGTTGGTTGTCCTCCGATGCGAAGTATCTTCTAATGGCTTCATCATCTAAAGAGCCAAAAGATGTAGCGGTCCTCGAAACATTCAAAGCCCGGGGTTCACGCGTAACGTTAAACTGGCCGTCGTTCGACATGTCAACCCCTGTGAGACTTACCTTGTATCTTATAGCACCCCGACGGCAAATATAAGCCGGGGTGAGGTAGTTCAGCAGGGTGGTACGACAGTAATTGTAGGGGATGGCATTCTTTTCATCCACTCCCTGTGGATCAGATCCTCTGTAATATGGAAAATCTTGATACACGAACCTGTAAAAAACCTGTGATGAGAGGCTCGACTTCGTGTCAATGGTGTGTAAATTGTACCTCTTCAAGCACTGCCTGAAAGAGGCGACTGGGTCACCAAAGAACACTAGGTCGTTCATATCTCCTGCCTCTAATTTCTGAGACATCACATTGACGGGTTCTTGTTCTGTCAATACGGGGGCCGATTCCATGGCATCCGCGCCTACGGCCTCGAGTTGCTCAGCTTGCGGGTAGAATTCCGATTGTGGTATCAAACCATCCTCTCGGAAAAAGGAAGCCCTTGAAAGCTGTTTATCTGTAGGATTAGCAAACTCGATATCATCGCAGGCACAACACATGACGTTAATATATATGTCATTGTCGGCCACGGAGTCGGGGACGGTGAGTTCGTTCAGTACTTGTACTGTCAATACGCCATTGTAAGTCGCGTCTAACTTAGCGATAAACGGAGATGTGGAATACGGTATAATTGCCGTCTCGATCACGTCCACATTGAGAAATGGCTGGGGAGAACCCCAACCAACATCTATTGTGAAATCACGTTCTTTGGCAAGATCAATGATCTGAATATAGTTCGTATTGTAGTCATCCGTGTCATAGTAGAGCGGATCGTAAGTAATTTTCAGTCTGCCTCTGTGAAAAGCGGACGCTACGATCTGAAACCGATAACGCATGGAACCTTTCCAGTTCCTAAAGGGCAAAGCTGCAAAGCAGCTGGCCGTCAAATGGTGTTCATTATAGGTAAGGTCCAAGTTCTCGGCCCACATAGTGGGCCCGACTCGGACATTCCAGAGAACATCCTCAGGAGGCCTGTCCACATCCCACATAAAAGTGGTGAGATAGGACTCCCTTTGTGCAATATGCGAAATGGCCATCTCGTCAGTATCAGATAGACCCATGGTTCGCGGGTCCACACACAATTCTTGCTTCACATCAAGAGACAATTTTGTGGTGGAATCCGGAACATTGACATTGGACATGTTGCCAAAATACGTTGGACGTATGGGGTCAATATCTGATACGACTGGCGGGCGTGAATAGCCTAAAAGCTTCGCGGTTCTGCCGACCGCTCCAGCCACCATTTCGGTGGCCTTGGCATAAGGGGCAAGGACGGGGACATTCGTCAACACTCCTGCCATGGCTGCTACCACCGAAGCCGGTTTGGAGACTACACCTTCTCCATACTCATCGGCTTGGGGATAAAACTCACTCTGAGGGACTAATGCCGCGCTCTCAATCGATGTGGGGACAGAAAGACTGACGTCTTCTGCCCAAGCAAAAACCGAGATTGTGACATTGTCATTGGCGCCATTGGCGTGTCGCAGGGGAGCAAAACTCTCTATTTGTATATTACCCATCTTGGTCCATTCTCCATTAGGGATGGACAAAGCATTGACGGGCCAGACAAACGGTAGAGTTAGCGTACCTCCTTGCGACAGGGTGGGATCAAGATAGACATGTGGGCGTTGGCTCGCCTCTACAAAGTCTTCTATCACACCTGGACGGAAAACCGTAAACGAATCGGACTCGGGCAAAGGCAAGTAAGAAGCCATCGCTCTGCCGAAGTGAAAGCCATTACCATTTAGAATGATCTTGACCTTCAGGTTACATCGTAACAGGTGGAAATTCGTGATCCGGTTCACAACCTTGTTGTTCTCGAAGAACAACTTCCAGGGGTTGAGAACGGAGGTGACATTACTGCCCACAGACCAGTCTATTGTGGCAATCTTCACCGGACGCGAGAAGAAATTCTCAAGTGTCGCGTCATTCGAGTCAGTCAGTTTATACGTGTCGTCAAGCTGAGAGTTGACAGTATAATTCCAATCCGACTCGGCGTCGTTAAATGCGACATTTTCATGAACCATTGTTGCAGGTTCTATTTTTGTAGAAAAGTTGAATTTCGTAGTAATGCGTTTAAATTTAGCACAACTCGAGAAGGTACATTAACCAACCCGATAGCGACACCGTTTGTGAGTACTGCAATACTCTCCCCTAAAAAGGGGTGCTCCACGAGGGGAGCGCAACGCACAGCAAGCCTAATCGCCTATGTATGAGGTGGTGAACCTGCATCGGCGATTGGTAAACCAATACTGTGCGGTAGCTTTTAGCGTGAAACCGGAGCTACATCCGGCTTTACCATGAGTTTAATGTCATCGGAGGACCGGTGGGGCGCAAGCGCCCCTAATCCATGAGTTTAATGTCATCGGAAGACCTGTGGGGCGCACGCGCCCCTACTCCATGAGTTTTTAGTCATCGGAGGACTGAACGGCCGCAATCCGTTCATCCGTGAGTTTATAGTCGTCGGAAGACTCTGGGGCCGCCTGCCCCTTCTCGCTTGCGCCTTCTTCTGATGGATAATACTTCTGTCTCCATCGTTCGACTCGTGCATCGAAGTCTAACGTTAACTCAGGAACCATATGCTTTAGGCCAGCAGCCATAGCCACCTTGTCCATTTGTTCACGTCTCATCTCATACACTTGTCTACCATGCGCAAACCACTCACCAAGAGCTGATTGCAAACAAGACGCCGACACCTGTTCTTTCGTCTCCTTTGTGCTCTCAATGTTGGCATGAAGACTTTTAAAAATGGAGTCCTCATCCAGCGCTCCCACGTGCTGCCCAATCTCTGGGATGTAGACGGATTTCCTTTTCAAGAAGTCACAATCTTCATCGTTCATGTAGGCGGTGGGCGTTGAGGTCTTGTCAGGCATAGTAAATTTCATATCGTGTCGCGCCAGGAAATCTCTCACCGTTAGATGGTTAAACTTGGGCCAGTCTGGGTGAACAGAACCTTTGACATCGTCACCATACGTCATGATGGAGCACACTTTTGACATGCACACATCAGCGTCGGGATACGTGTCATAAAAGGCACAACGAAACAATAGTGAATTGACTAGGGAATTGATGTAGACAGTGAGATTATGACCGGACGGATTGGAGCCTATCATTTGTATCAGGTCTCCATCATATGCCATCACAGGGTACGCAATGTCGCTAGCAACTCCTCGCATAATGAGCAGGTCATCCTCCGAATAGTCGCACATCTTGGCAACGTGTTCTAGTACGCTAAAAGCCGACAAAATCAATTGCGCCGGCATACGCAAGTCGTACTTCGAGTAATCACCCGCAAGGATGCGCTCATTTCCATGTCTGGTAATGTAGTTGTGCAACTCCTGCCAGTCAGGTCCATGCGCGTTCACACCAACAGCACATTCAGACTTGAGAGGGTACAAAGAGATTACACGTGCCAGCGGTAGGAAATACTGACGAGCCAGCAGCTGAAGAGACACGGCAGCACCCTGGAAGACACGAACCTTGTCCTTCGTGACTGGGGTGGGTTCGTCCTTCAGGCATGCCTTGAAGATCAAATGGCCTCGCTCACCTCGCCGGTACGCGGCAACTATCTCATCGCGGTGTTTCAGAAAAATTTCATCTAACACAGCGGGACATTGGTGCGTTCCTTCCGGTGATGGTTCAAGGTACGTGATGTACTTCGACTTTGGTCCGCCTAAGGGGTACCCGATAGATGTCGAAGGTTGCATCTTGTCAATGAACTTCGCGCCATCAATCCCACACAGAGTTTCCATCTCAGTGAGTGGTCGCGTCGTAGCCAACAGCTTGGGATTAAGCTTCCGAATATGCGAAAAACTTTGTTTGAAATCTTCGCATGCTCTAGAAAGCAAATCAGCGGGTACGCCAATGGACGGCTTAGTGGAGTATGTTAAAGATTCTCTCCATGGATGCCATCTACTATGACCATCAGGCCCTTTAAACTTGGGGCCCGACCACATGTTTTCCACACCTGTTGCAGTGGCTACATGTTTGGAAATGCATGACGTGCGAACTTTGCTCATGTACTTAGCCTTGCCCTTGCACGAACCGTAGTACTTGCAATTTGTGCCTTCTTCCATGAATCGCATAGGACTGTGCATATCACAGCTCTGTCCTTCGAAATAAGCAATGCCAAATAGTTCTCTGGGGAGGTTTCCCTCACTACAGGTAATCAACACATTTGGCTTGTTCGACAGCTCTTGCAACGCGTGAGCGTATTGGTGCTGAGTCACTGTCCCTGCCACACCAAAATGGGTCCTCCATCGACTGCCTCCAAGATGGAACCCTACTATGGTAGGTGCTTTCAATTGGGCGACCAACGTTCCCATACACAACCCATTAAAGGTGGGTTCCGGTAGGGTGTACTGGTAGCCTTCGAAGCTAGTCGCCGTACCATTACCGCATGTGGCATTGTACGCAACCATCGTGTTCTGCTTGGTAACCTCTCCTGTAACACGTTTGTGAACCAAGGTGCACGGCATCCCGGCCTTCATAACGTCTACGGGCAAGTAGTGCGATATGTTCCTCCATGATCCACCATTTGGCACCCAAACCAAAGCAAAATCCGTATCTGGGATAAGCTGGGATTGTGTACGTGAGATGTAACAAGAAAAATTGGCACCGATAACGCTGGGGTCTTTCCGAGTAAAAGTCGCATGAAGCTCTCCCTCACCCATTATATGTTGGGGAATAAGAGCGACATTCGAGCTCAGAAACAAAGCATCACACCCTTGGGAATTAGTAGCTGACGTAATCTTCACATGTGTGAGATTGCCTGCCACCATTTCCTCGAGTTCCGAAAGAGCAACGCACTTGGAGCGTGACGATGTAGGCAACTCGTCAAAAGCAACTTTAGCCCATTCATTCACAGCTCCATCGCGCTCCTGAACCTCTTCCATACTGGTGGGTTCTAAGGTAGATTGCACAACGGGCGTGTTAAGGGACTTCCATGCCTTTGCACATGTATAGACAATTGCTAAGGCGACACTGGCTCCCAAAACGTACTGCATGTAGTCATCTCTGTGTTTTTTGAACATGGCCGGCAACGCGTCTCGCTGCTCGCCTATTTGCTCATAAATGGCTTCTTCACATTGTCTTATCTGCGCTGTTCCAATGAACACGGCAAGAATTGCGCCCAACAAGCATAAAATGCTTTCATGGACACAGCTCATTGTTAAAAGCAGGATGACTATCCCGGAATACAAAACTGCCAGTGTGCGGACTCTTTCTTCAACCTTGTCGTAATTAAAAAATTGAACATACGACTTGATGGTTTCATTTTCCATCCACTCTTCCGGAATCCAATTGGTCCAGATTGTGAAGGGAGAGGAATCCAACCATCTGACGGCACTAATCATGGATTTTGTACACATCAGGTCGACTTTCTCGAGACATTGCGTGAGACATGCCGTAGCCTTTGCCATCTTTGGGACGACTAACATCTGGACACCAGCCGCCAAAAGCGACTGTGCCTCCATGCAACACATCTGTTCAGGCACATGACAACATTTGCACAGCTTGGCGCGGTACTTGTCATTGGAATTCTCCACGAGCTCTCGTTGGTTCTTGAAGTGATCACGCGAGTGCCAAGCCAAGAACCGTAAGTACGTGGCTAGGTCGACCTGAGTCATCGGAGAACCTTCGAATATGTGAGGACGATAAGTGATGATCTGCGTATAGGTGCGCTTCCCTTCAATTTTCGTCGTGGTGCCAAAAGCGTATTCCACCCGGAAATTCCACAGGTCTGCATATCTGTCAAAAGTATACACTCCATCTTTTGTGAAGTGCATCCGAACTTTTTCCTGATCTAGCATCCCATTGGTAGCATACTTCTCCTTAACCGAGACAGTCACGATATTCTTACAGCGCCGCAAAACGGAAACTGGTTCGTTACTGT